AGTGCGTGATAGTCGATGTTCCACACCTTCGCGGCCGAGTTCAGCGTCCAGGATTCACGTTCGTTGAGCGGTGTCTGGTTGACGGGGATCCGCACGCCGTATTGGTCGGCGAGCGCCTTGCGGGTCTGTTTCGTGGTTTCGGCGCGCACTCCCTGCTCGTTGAGTCTGGTCATGAGGGCCACGTGTTCGAGGATCTTGGTTTCGTTCATTGCTGGTCCTCGCTTTCGGTGAGGTATGGTTCGAGTTTTTCGATCGCCCACGGGAGTGCGAGCAGTACGCCACTGGCGACGTAGACGGCGAGCGCGATGGTGTTGCCGATCGGGTGGGCGCAGCCGTCGTGGGTGAGCAGCCATGCGAGGGCGAGCAGCATGATGATGGCGAGCGCGATGATTTCACCGTCATGCTTTTGCTTCGGGGTTCGCATCGATGGTCACCCCCTCAGGCAGGTAGTCGGCTAGTTCGATGGATGGCAGGAATCCCGCGTCCGTTTTGGCGTCCATCAGGAGCACCTTGCCGATCTGGTCGGCGACGGCGCTGCTCATGCTGCGGACGAAGTCAGGTATGCCCTCGGCCAGATGAAGGCCTAGAAGGTCGCTGCCCTGTTCGCCTGCGCTGTCGAGGGTGACTCGCGCGATCGGCGCGGTCATGCCACCAATGCTTACGGTGAAGTCGAAGGTGATAGGTTGGCCACTCATCACGCCACCAGCTTTCGGGGTAGATTTGTTGTCATGATTGATGTCTCCGCTTGGATTTCCGCCGGCGCTGCCGTTATCTCTGTAGCCATGACCGGGGTCACGATCTGGTGGCCGTGGCATACTCGCAGCCTGCCTTCGTTCACACAACGGAGAATCACTCTCCGCCATGCTGACGAACGACTGGTGCCGTTGATCGTCGCGTGTGGTTTCCGCCGTCCGTTCCTGTTCGCGGAATGGAGGAACGACGGCGACGGGCCCGCGCACGCGGTCAAGGTGACAAGCGATTCGGCCTGCGACATCCGTCTCATGGTCGAGGGCCCGCAGTTCGAGCACGGGTACGATCTCGTGGATGACGTGGCCCTTCTGAACCCCGGAGAGAGTTTCGTGGCGATCATTCTGCCGACCTCTGGAACTGACTTGGAATCTGTGGATGCAGTTCTGGAATATCGAGAGGAACCCACCCGTTTGGATCGTTCCCTCGTATCCACACGCTTCCCGTTGCCATATCGATTGCCAGCACTGCGTCCGCTGGACATCCGCGAAAGACGCGCTGCCTGGGAGTATCTGCGCGAGACCTGCGAACGGCTGGGATACGGAACCACCGATGCCGAGGTTCGTTATTTCGTTTCTCGGGTATTGCTGGAAGACTATCGAGCGGTAGATCCAACATGCGTCGATAATCCTCGGTCTGGCTGATCACCAGTTGCCGTGTACCAGAGCAGAAATATGCAACCGTCATCACGCCACCAGCTCCTGCGAGCGCGGAACTACCTGCTCCTCCACAATGGTTGCCTCACCCGGCGTAAAACCGAATGCCTCGAACAGACCGACCAGAACGTTAGGTGACGGATTACGCAACCGCTCCGCAGTTTGTAACTCTTCCAGCGACACGTGTAGAGCACCCGCAAAAGCCTCTTCGGATTTAAGACCACTCATTTTTCGCACACGGTCCAAAAATCCTTCGCGCAACACGAAAACCTTAGCCATGTCATACCTCGTTTCATTTCGGTATTGCGGTTTCATCTTGGTATCAGATTAAAGCCGCTCCCCCCCTTTTGTCAAACCGAAATGGAATTGAAATTTTGACATGGAATCAATTTGGTTCCATAATGGAATCATGGATAAATACAAGTGGTACGAACGCCTTGTCGGTAAAGACACAATCAAGGACGTGGCGCGGAAGGCGGGTATATCCGCCACTACAGCATGGAGGCAATATGCCGACGGTGCACTTAATTTTTCCGCCGAGAATGTCATCCTCATTGCTCGCGCCTATGGAACCAGCCCAGTCAAGGCATTGGTGACCTTTGGCTATCTGATGGCGCCCGAAGGCACTCTCGAAATCGGTATCGACGAAGCCCTACAGAAAGCGAGCTGGCCTCAGATCATGCATGAGATGGCGCGCAGGATTGAAGCCGACCCAGATAACCCCACCTGGTCAAGTCCCATGGTCACCGAATAATGAGCAATTTCATTGCATAATGCAATGTATGAGTATCAACGATTGGTTCGAGAAGATAACTGGCGGTGAGAGCTATAACGCCGTCGCTAAAAAAGCTGGGGTGCAGGCATCATCCATATGGCGCCAACTCCCCGATCGACTCTCAGAAAAAAATGCCGTCGCCATTGCGCGCGCATACGGCAGACCCGCCATTGAGCCCCTAATCATCATGGGGTTGCTCACAGATGACGACATCAAGGCAATCAAAAGCCAGGACGCATTAAGAGATGCGTCAGACGATGAACTCATGGCGGAACTAGGCCGCAGAATCAAAGCCAGTTCCGAAGACCCCAAATGGCAACAGCCACCTAAAGTCGAATAAAAAACACAAACGCCCCGGTCGCTCATTGTGAGCGCCGGGGCATTTTGTTATATCTCGTAGGCCTCTATGGTGAGGCTGGTATAGTAGCGGCTGACGAGTATTTTCAATCGTTTGCCGACGAGTGGCTTAGACGCAAAGTATGCGGTCGCCGACCGCGCCGTGATCTCTGAGAGCAAAGCACTTCCGCTTTTGAGTGCAAAATGCGGCTTTGCCTGCGATCCTTCCGGCACCGGCAACTGTTCGACGGTGGCCTCGAAAGCGATGAATCCTTTGTCGGGAATTCTAGGACCATTCCAGTTATTCTCCGAGACGCGGAATATGGCCGTTGCGGCGGCCACATCCGCCCCATATGCCTGTCGCTGTTCGTATTCCTTGAGCGAGGCATTGCCAGTTTCGCTTTCTTTCGCCTCTTCCAGCGTTGGCACCATGACGTAGATTTCGGGAATGCCTGTTTGGTACCATCCTTGACGCATGGCCACGAGTTCCACATTTTTCGCACCAGATTCAAGGATGGTACGAATGTGAATTACCGCGATGTGGTTGAAGAGAACGCCGAACGGTTTCCCTTTGTATTCGACCGCATACCCATCGTCCACGCCGCTGCGCCATTGTCTTCCGTTAAGTCGACTTTTCAGCGTTATCGGACGGGTAACAACGCTGATTTTTTCGGCACGCCCCTCTTTTAGCTTGAGTATGGGGCGTGGGTCGTAGACGTAGATTGTGGCAGGGTATGAACCGGAGACGGTTTCGGTTTCCCGAGTCGCCGACACTGACAGCGTTTTTGGCGGGATGATGATCGGCGACGGCGATATCGTCCTTGCCAACGTAGAACTTTGTCCCGTTTCTCGATGAGCCGACGCCAACGCTTCGCCATCCTCTACCTCGACGCCGGCGAGCGCAGGCGATGTTTCATCATTGGGCTGTGCATGTCCGTGGTTTGCGCGTCCGTCCCAGTGACCATTGGCTGCTCGTTTTCGCTCGTGTTCGTTATCCTCGTCCAGCACGATGCTGGGGTCTTTCGCGGCCCTGGCGGCGCGTTGTTCGGCCCGAATCTTCTCGGGGTCGTGGATCATGTCGCCGACGACCCACAACATCCATCCGACGAATGCGATGATTAGCGCGATTATGGTGCATGTCAGGAAATCGGTGCTCAATCCGCCAACGAAAATCAGCAGGGCGAATATCCATACTCCGATTGCCAGAATCCGGAATATGACCATACCGATGGTTCTGGGCATCGACGCCTTTCGCTTGGCCTGACGTTTTCCGGGCATCATGCCTCCAACCTCTTTGTTCGTTCGGCCGACTCGATGCGGCTATGTTTAGATTCTACCGCCGTCTTTTGGCATCATTCCGCCACTTCATCTGCCGACAGGGGTTTCGACCGCCATCGATACGCTGTCACGTTCCTTAAATCATCTATGACTATCCGCGGTCGCAGTTCAGGTCGGCATTGCGTTTCTGTATTCCGGTCGAATCGGTCGGCGGCATCACATAGCGCAAGACACAGTTCCTCGACGGATACGACGAGGCTGTACTCCGCGTTTTCCTCGTCGTCATGTTCCCACGTCTTGCCGAGTTTCGAACTCAGTCCAATACGCAATGAGAACGAGACGTGTTCAAGATTGACGTCATTCCGCATCAGCCTCCCTTGGTCATCCAACTCGTACAGGTATTTGGTCTCCATATTGGCATCGCCGTTGTGAAGCAGTTCGCAGCGCAGCTTGTAACATGCAAGGGCATCAAAGGCCGGCATCGGGTCCTTACCCATTCTTGAGCTAAGGGCATATCCACAGTATTGCCGGTACCAGTCCATGTATCTTTTCCCGACTTTTTTCTCTTCCGGAAAGGCAATCTGCCCGTAGGCATCCGGAATTGTGAGCGCAAGAGCTAGGGCGGCGCCATAGCATTCCGCCTGCAGCGTCTTCCTTACCTCATCGGCAAGGCTTATCTCCATAGGGTTCATCATCTGCGATGCAAGTCTTCTATTCTTCGTCGACATCATGCCTCCAACCTCGTTGTTCGTTCGGCCGACTCGATGCGGCTTGATTAGATTCTACCGCCGTATATACGGAATCGCCCCGGCCGCTCTTGCGAGTGCCGGGGCGGCTTCGGAGCATCGGTCAGTTGTCCGCTTGCCGAAATGTTTTTGAGCCGAATCCCATGGAGGCTCCTTGCTCTTTGAGCCCATCCGCCCATTGGTCTAGGAATCGGAATGGCACGTTGAGGCTGTTTTCGGCCTTGAACGTATCTATCCCTTTATTTGGGTCGGCCGGGTCTCCGTATCCGGCAACAATCATTTGCTTAAGTAGTATCGGATGCTCGTCACCGACGTGTACAGGCTCCTCTTTTCTCCATCCTCTCGCGCTAAGTTGGATTTGCAGCGATCGGGTTCTGTCCGCGTCGATTATTCCGAGGTTGCTCGCGCGACTGATCATCGATGATATGGACATGCCCCATCCTGCTTTGAGTCGCACCAAATCGGTGAGCATGAGGCGCTGTGGCATGATGAGCTTCGCGTCGTTTTGAGGCATGAGCAGAGCACCGGCGAATCGGTGAGCCTCCCTCTCCATTTCCCGATAGAGCTGGGGTCTGCGGTATCGATGCAGAATTAGGTGTCCGAGCTCGTGTGCGATGGTGAATCTGAGTCTGTCACCCGTATTGTTTTTCGCGCTGTATCCGATGGTCGGCATATCCTTGCAGTTCGGTTGCGTCACTCCGTCGCTGTTCAGGTGTGCGGTCTGTTTCGAGGCCAAGGCATGGAGCGGTGCCACCACGATGCCCATTTTTTCTATGGCGCGCGTGAGATTGGGGACGCTGCCGGATTCATTGAGTCCGAGATGAGTGCGGGTACTGTCTGCCAAGCGCTCTATGCGGCTTTGCTCCAGCTCATTTTCTCTTGGAGCTATGGCATCAATCCATGATGTTTTGGGTTGCAGCCTCAGCACCGAGGATAGCTTCTGCGCAACCGAGCGGAGCAGAGCATATTCCGCAGCAATGGCGTTTAGTTCTCCGACCGATGCGCTTGACGTATGGCGATACGTCAATTCAACAATAGGGACGGGCTGATCCTGGTCGAGGAAAAACGACAACGGGTAGTCGGTCGCCATTGAGATTCTGCGCGCGGCCTCATCGGTGAAATCGATTTGCCGGTTTTGCAGTTTACTGAGCGTTCCTTGAGCTATGCCGGTTTTTTCCGCGAGCTTTTTCTGGGTCATGCGTTCGACCTGGCGGAGCAGGATGACCCTGTCCGGATTATAGTTCACGTCTCTCTCCTTTTGTTTTTACCGCATTGAACTCTAGCAACCCACCTTCTCTTCGATTGTCAGGCCCTTCAGAATGTCGATTTCGTCATCTGGTTCCGGGTCGAACCCCGGCATCCATCCTCGGCCGCCACCGCCATCCGACATGATGGGGAACGAATACGCCGATTTTCCTTTCGCGCCATACTTTCCGGGGCTTATCGGCTTATACACGCGCAGGAACGCCGGTTCGGGAAAAAGATAGTCGCAGGCGATGGTGAGCTTGACCTCGCTAAGATCGGGTTGACCAAGGACGTTGACCATAAGCTGGCCCACACCCTTCGCACCATTCTGGCTGTATCGCGCCCTGCCCGCCAGCGTATGACCGGAACACGGCATACCACGTGTGATGGGATCAACGGCATGGAAGTAAGAGATTGCACCCGTGGGCGCGTGCATGAGGTGGAAGAATCCCGAATTGTCCACTTCCCACCACCTAACCGGATGAAATTCTTTCCACTCCTTCGCCATGTTCATGTTGATGAGGTATGCCGCGATTCGCGATTTCTGCCGGTCGCTAAGACGCTTATATGAGGCGAGGTCCTTCTTGATGTTTGCGGTGCAGTCTCGAACGAATTCAGGCAGAAACTCGCAGAGCGGACTAAAGGCCTCCATGACCGCCTGCTTCTCATCGATTTTCGCGATATCCGTCACGCCAATGACCTTTCGTTTCCCTTGGATAACTTCTAAAAGAATATTTTAACACTAGATGTTACTATCAAGGAATAATTCGCCGCCCTTCAGGCACCACCAGAAATAAAGCCGCTTGCCGCAACGTTCGACCGGCGTGTCGCGACTGCCATCTTGTATAACTTACTTAGTTGAGCTATAATTATTATGTAAGCGAAAGCAGAACAGTGGAAGGAGGTGAGACATGGATGAGATCTGGAAAGCGATAGAAGCCATCGGCTCCCTGCTGGTCGGAATCGCCGCAGTCATCGCGGCGGTGAAATCCAAAGGCAACGAGCCACCACCCGCACCGAAGCCCAAGCCGCCGCACATACGGCGAAGGCCTCGCCGGTAGTACAAGAGCCGCAGATTCCGAATAGTCCTAGTATCCGGAGCTGCGGCTCCCTATCCCCAGACTAATCCATGGAGCATCATGAACACAACAAACGCATACAGGCTCGTCTCGCTGATATGTGGCGCGATGTGCCTCATTCTCGCCATCGGCGGTCAGGCCATCGCGGCCGGAACCTTCGGCATGGCCGCCGGAGTGTTCGGCTATCTGTCGGGAGGCCGGAAATGAGCACCGCAAGATATCTCAGCCTCAAGGAGGTCGGCGAGCGCATCGGCACGAGCAATCCGGCCGCGAGGGGGTATCATCTGCCGGAACCGGACGCACTGATCGGCACGACTCGCGGCTGGCTTCCGGAGACAATCGATGCGTGGAACGCCGCCCGCCCCGGTCGTGGTGCGGGCGGCGGAAGGCCGCGCAAGAATCGCAATCAGGCCGATTCTCCCACCGCCTGACGAGCCTTGTCGGCGAGCGCCGCAAGGCTTGCGGCGGACCAGTGGGTGTATCCGGCCGTCGTGCTGATTTTTGCGTGGCCCATCATCGCTTTTCTCGCGTCTTCCGGGGCTCCGGCTTCGGCGAGGTGCGTGGAGAAGAAGTGGCGGGCGCTTCGGATGGTGACGTAGGGCAATCCGGCGTCTTCGAGAGAGCGTTTCCAGCGGCGGCGTTCCACGGTGTTGGTGAGCGGGTGTCCCTCGCGCGTGAATATGAGCTGGCCGGGCTGGCATTGCCTGCGTCCGACGAGCGCCCAGAGTCCGAGCCACGTCTGGTTGCCGACGGGCACGAACCGGTTGCCCTGCTTGCTTTTCGGTTCGACGAGCCAGAAGCATCCCTCGTAATGGCGGGAGCGGAGCCAGTTGGGCACTTCTGCATCGGATCTGAAGCGTTGGAGCTCCCACATGATCTGGATTCCGTGCACACCGTCGACGGTGGCGAGCTCTTCGGGCAGGATGGCGAATCTTTCGGCCTCTCTCATGCCGGTCTCGAACATGATGTTCCACATGAGGCTCCACATTTCGCGGTCGTCGTCGGTATCTGCCAGGTGGCTGTATTTGCGACGCTTGGGGTCGAGTGCGGCCTGCGCCGCCTGGGCCGGCTGTCCGGGTTCGAGGATTTGGGTGGCCTGCGACTCGTAGCGCGGCGGCGTTGCGGCGAGCGCCGGGTTCGATGGGATGAGGCGTTCGCGGACCGCTGCGTCGAGCACCTGCCTGAGTCTGAGATAGTGGTTGTGGACGGTTTTGCTTCGGTGTTCCTTGGCGAGTTTGGCGCACATTCCGTCGATGGTGGCGGGGGTTATTCTGTCGAGTCGCATTCCGCCGATGACGCTGCGGATGGTGTTGCAGTCGGATCGGTAGGTTTCGAGGGTGCGGGGTTTGACGTTGGGCGCGATGGTATTGAGCCATCGCTCCATCCATTCGTCGAGCGTTGGGGTTCCGGCCAGGGGCATATCGCCCTCGCGCTGCAGTCTTTTGATTTTTTCTTGGAGCCGTTGCCGCGCGGCGGTCTTGGTGGGGGCCTGCGCCTCGACCATGCGGCGTTTGCCGGTGCGCGGGTTTGGTGCGATTTCTTTGCGCGCGTGCCAGGTTCCTCGTTGATCCTGCCATTCGCTGCCGCTTCCCCGCGGCCTGCGTGGAGGTGTTTTGGACGTCGTTGTTTGGTTCTGTGCGGGCATCATGCCTCTTCCTTGGTCATGCTATGTATCAGCTGGAGGTCATGCTATAGGTCATGCTATCGAGGTCACAATCAGGCACGTTTGGCCCAAATCTTGCAATCACGATGATTCGACACCCGAATATGCGAAAGGCCGCAAACCCTTGGAATTGCTTGGGTTTGCGGCTTTTGTCAGTGGAGCGGATGACGGGAATCGAACCCGCGTAATCAGTTTGGAAGACTGAGGCTCTA